ATTTGCACCTATATTTCTATATTGTGTAGTTATACCATTAGATTCATATTGTGTTTGTGCTTGAAATGTATTTCCATTATCACTGTATTCTATGTATGCATTAGTATCATTTAACTGTATACTACCACCTACACCCAAAACACTATTATCATAGTCAAAACCTGCTGAAACTTTATCAAATGTAGCAGTTGAGTAAATATTATTTGTAAAATCAACATATCCTCCTACTAGAGTATTAACTCTTCCTCCTATTGATGTTCCATCTATTGTAGCAAAAAAAGTATAGGTATCGTTTACTGCATCATGACGTTGCAATCCTGCGCCATCTGATATTGCTCCACCTAAGATATTTCCTAAGTGAAATCCGTTTGAAAAATCTCCTCCACTTGTACGATAACCAATATAGGTTTCGTTTGTTACAGAATCACGAGTTGCAAGAGCATCACTAGTACCAACACCAGCATTGTCTATGTACACTATTTCTGTTGGTGTTCCTGTAAGAGATGTTACTGGAGTACTACCTCCACCACCTCCATTTTTTGCTGGTTTACTAAAAAACATATGCTAAAACTCTGTTGCAGTACAACGTACAGAAGTACCAGCAACACTAATTGCACCTACATATGAAACGTAGTTATATGAGACTTTCTCTCCAATACCATCGTCATTTGCAGTGCCTCCTGATAAAATAACATCAAAATCAGACACAGATGCGTCATTTCCGAACTTAACAAATAACGGATTTGTACCTAAATTTTGTATAATAACTTCTCTACGATCTTGAAACTCATTAAGAATTGTTCCTGCTGCTGTAACAATTCCTGTGCGTGTATGTACTTGTGTTGATTGTTCCATTTTAGCCATATTTATAACTCTACTCTAAGGCAAGGTAAGCCTGCTATACTATCTGTTGTTAATGTTGTAATTGTTTTATTACTATCATCAGTTATTGCTGCTGCTGCTTGTCTAGTATTTTCATCAATTCTTATATTTTCACTTATTGCTACAAGTGGATCCATTGGATCTGCTCTCGGTATGATCTCAATCAATAGTTTATTATTAGTTGGATTTATTGAGAAAGGAAGCACCATGTTTTTTGTGCCTTCTACATACCCTAAACCAACCCATCTACTATTTTGATCTATTGTTCCCATAACGAGTTAAAAGAATATCTAATTCTTTTTCTTTTTGCTTTAAGTTGCTAATAAAGTTTTTGAAATCTGCCTCAGCGATTGCAGCACGTTGTATTTTGTCTTCCAGAACCTTTGTCTTTTCGTAGTATTCTTTCTCGAAGTTTATTTTGTCTTGTTGTGCTTCAAATAACGTTCCTTGTACTTGTTTTTCTTTCAAAGAAACAATTTTTTCACGAGAATTTAATTCTTGTTTTGTCTTTTCTAATGTGTCTAAAAGTGATTTACTTTGCTTTGTTTCATTTTCTACATTGTTTTTAATAATAGAAAGTTCTCGCTTTTCATTTCTTATAGACTCCAATAAATTAGAGTTGTCTTCTTTTAAAATATCAAGTTTTTTTTGTTCAGTAGTTATTGGAAGTAACATTCTATTCTTTACTTCTTCAAGAGCAAGGATTTCACTTGCTACACTAGATTTCTTTTCTATAAGTGCGTCAATTTCTTTTGTAACCGCATTGATAGTTGTTGTTCTAAATGTAGCAAGTTTATCTTCCTCGATGGATAATGTACTGCGTAGTTCGTCTACTTTTTTTGCAATTCTTACCCCATTGTCTATTTGCAACTTCTTGTCATCATTTTGATATTTAATTATTTCATTTTTTGATAGTAGTTGCATATAGTTTGTTTATTCTAATGTATCTAGTTGTTGCCCAATATCAGAAGCGTTACTCTTCAAACTTTCTTTGTCTCCTACAATTTTTGTGTGTTCAGAAACAGTGATTGTTTGTTTTACTTTTTCTTTTACAGTAGCCCGTGCTGCTGGAAGTGGTTCCAAACATTTTTGAATAAATGGAGCGAACTCTTTATCTTCATCAAATGTTGTTGGGACACCTCTTGACTTTTCAGTCAATGAATTTAATTCATCATAACGTGCACCTTTGTAAAATTCTCTTTTTGCGAGACGTTTTGCGAATATTTTTCTAATATTTTGCACATTTTCAGGAGATTCACCTGAAATAATCATTGGGGATCGAGATTGTTTTGGAAAAGTATACTCTTGACCATTCCAAAGAGTTGTGAAGTCCTCATCAGTGAAGTTCGTAAAACGAAATACACCATCAAAGTCCTCAGGAAGTGTGTATGTTTCTTGATTCATACTATGTTTTTATTTATCTTATAAAGAGGCAACGACTCCTCTCGGGTTCTGAACCCGTCCAGTTCCCCTACCGAAGTAAGGGACTAGGACTGATTTAAAACTGATTCAAAACTGATTCAAAACTGATTCAAATATTAAAGATCAATAGAAACTGCACGATATTCTGTGTCAACAGTATCTTGTACTGTTGTACCAACAAAACCTTGTGCAATAACACCTGATTCAATAGCACCTGCTACAGCATTTGAAGGAGAAACTGCAACACCTGTTGCAACAACACCATCTGCTAATAGAGATACAATACCTTTTGTTGCAATATATCCATATTCACCGATAGAAATAGGATAGATAGTTGCACCAATAACTTTACTTGTTAATGTTGTAGGAGCAACAATAACATCTTTGTAAAGATCAGAGATAAGTGAAACGTTTGACGCTGTTGTAATTGCTGTTACTGGAGCGTCTTCAAGTGAAATAACACATGAAGCAGATCCTAGAGCAGCAGTATTACCAGTAATTTTAAGAGATTGACCTTCACCTGCACCATCGTTTACGATAAGATAACCTTGAGCGTATTGATTTTCAGTAGCAGCAGTAGCACCTAGAGTTACAGTTACTTTTGCTGGTGTACCAAGTTGTACATTAGCAGCAGCATACGCTGTAACTACAAGGTTAACGTGGTTTGCGATAACTGCTGGAGCCTGTACGAGTTTACCTGATACCAAGTCAACTGCACCTGCTTTAACAATAACTACTTCACGTCCATCTTCAAGATCAAAACGTTGACCACACGCAGTTACTAAACTTGCGTCTGTTGACTTTGTGAAAAGTGAGATTGGAGCACCTTGTCCTTTGTTTGTTAATCGAGACATAAATTGTGTTTGATTAAATGAATAATTAAGCAGCAGTAGTTACAGCAGTCCAAGTTGTGTTTCCATCAGTATTGATGTAAGCACGAGTTGAAGTTGAAGAACCATCTGTGCGTAGATAAAGAGAGCCTTTTGTTGCTACAAATGTTGGAGCACCTGCGTCAGCATAAATAGCCACTTTACCTTGAATTGATTGTGCCATGCCTAGGGCAGCAGCAGGATCATATTGTTTTGTTTGAGTAAAAATCATATCTTTATTATATCATATTATTAATAAAAATACGACTATTAGTACCCAGTGATGTCTGTAAGTTTTCCTTGACGGAATGGTGCTGTACAGATAAGTTGACCTCCGAGGATCATGAAACCATTGATTGCTCCTTGGTTGTAGGCACGAATCCATCCAGTCCATGAAAATGCTTTACCTGTTGAAGAATAAGGTTGTTCACCATAAACGTTTCCAACAATGTTTTTAGCAGCAACAGAAACTGATGAGCCTTCCCACCATTTAAGACCATACCATGAAAGAAAATTAGTATTTAATAGATAGAATGTACCAGAAGTAACTTTTTTATCTTTTGAAATAACAATGTTATCCCACATAAGAGTGTCATATCCTGAACCTGCACTAGTAGTATTTTTACCATTAGCGTACATATTTTGTTGGAATGGCATCAAAAGTTGTTCAAAGTAAGCAGCAGTGTTGTAATCTGTAAGAGCGAAGTCTGGACGTACACCACCATCAGAAATACTGTTTGCAAGTTGACGCACTTTAAGAAGTGAGATTGTACTTGTTGAAGTAACTGTAGCGTTAAGACCATTGTATGTTGCACGAGATAGTCCTCCATAAGTTGAAGCAACTGATCCATCATCAACAATGTTTCCTAGACCTGCTGGAGCCTTACCAGCAAATGCTGTACCATCACCTTGGAACATATTACCAATGTCATCTGCTGCATCTTGTGCACGAGATTCCATAGTAGTTGTCATAAGATCAAGTACTTTCATTTTAGTATTGTTTTGTGAAAGATCTGATCCAGCAAGAGCAACGTTTGTTGCTACGAATGTAGGATAGAAAGTCATATTAACAGATACTGGCTGTTGGTTAATTGGAAGAACATCGAAACCATTAAATGCCACAGATGCAACGCCTTTCTGATATTTAATCATTTGTTACTACACATCACTGTGTGAGAGTACTGCTTCTTTAGAGTGTCTTTACACTCGAGTACTCTTCTCTATATCTCTATAGAGTTCAGACTATTACATCACATTTCTGTGTTGATTCGTTTAGTCGTTGAACCTGTCTTTTGTTCTACAATAGATTGACTTAGTAAATTTCTTTTTTTCTTCACTAAGTTTTTTAATAAGTAATTCTCTTCGCTCTTTTTCTTCTAAGGTTGTTTTTTTACCTTGATTTCTTTCCTCAGAAAAAGAAAGTGCTAAAAGTGCTTGTGGTTTTTTATATTTTAAATATGGTGTAATTTTTTTTAAAGTTTCATACGCTATTTTATTTGTTGCAGTCCATACATAAGAGTTGTCTCTTTTTATAAAGTATGAACCTCCTCCAAAATTTTGTACAATCCAATCAATTGTTGCACCATCTTTTTGACCGATAGTTATGAATACAGAATATTCTGTATATTTATTACGAATACGTTTGTTTATTCGTACACAACCTTCGCCATCAAAAAAACCTGCCATGTATATATTATTTTCCATATATACAGTATATACTTTCCTATTATAGATGTCAAGGGACTTGGTCGGCGTTTTCCGTTTGTCCTAATCCTTACGGATTTTGGCTCTTGGGATTTTCGCCGTATATTAGAATCAATTTTATTTCCCCATTAAGAATATCAAACTTATAAGTTTAGGGAAAAGCATTTGTGAACCTTCATAAGATTTAACTTTTTTAAGGATTTCTCCGAAGAAAAAGTTGTCCATTTTGTTATCGCAGATTTTTTAATTATTCTACATCATTAGTTTTATTTATACTTGGCTAGATATAATTTTGCTTTTTCTACCCATTCATCTCTTTCAAGATGTCCTAAAGATAAGTTGCAACTATCACATAGAAGACCTCTTACTTTCCCAGTCTTATGATTGTGATCGATACTCATTGATCTTTTTTGTGGTTTAGATTTGCATATTGCACAGCCGTGACCTTGTTCATCAAGCATTTTATAGTATTGTTCTGGCTCTATTCCATATCTTCTTATTCTAGAGTTTCTTGTATAAATTTTCCTTTTTTCAGGATTTCTTTCTTTCCAAGATTTTTGGTACTCTTTTATTTTAATAGGATTTTCAAGAGCAAATTTTTTTGCTTTTTCTCTTACAGAAAACGGATTTAATTTGTATGTGCTACTAATTCGTTTTAAAATTTTTTGTTTATTTTGAATATAGTATTGTGCACTTTTTTGTTTTATATGCTCTTTATTTTTAGCATAATATTGTTTTCGTTGTTCTTGCAAAGAAATAGTTTTCATAACAGAAGTATATACTATTTATTTATGCTTGTCAAAGTTCTAATGTTCAGACTATATCACCATCTTTTCAGATGTCGGGCATTCGTGGAAGGGTTATTGATTGCATTCTCACCTTCTAGTCGTTAGAGCGTCAAGTTACTTTCATTGCTTTCACTTGCTTGCTACGGGATTGTCCTTTTTGGAGTTTCCCCGTTTAACCCGATTTTACTTGCGCAACTAAAATCTACGCAAGACCAAGTCAACCCACATAGGAGCCAAGTATTGGTTTGTTGTTGTTGTAATATTTACATTAGGTTGCATATATTATATTTGGGTTAATTATTAATTATAAGCCTAGAGCAGATCTGATACCATTAGCACCCATGCCTGATACATAACCTTTAGGTTCTGTTTTTATTTCAGATGATGTGTTAGATGATGCAGATCGAGACGCTAGTGCTTTGTTTACTGAATTGCTTGGTGCACTTTTTGATTTGATTTGTTTAAATATTTCAAAAGATGTACCAAAATCAGCAAAACTTACAATATCTCCATCTTCATTTTTTGGTGATAGTCGTTGGACGAGGTCAAGAAACTCTGAACGATCTTTCTTAGATAAACTAATATTATTATCTTCTTCTATTGATTCAATAGATTCTTCTATAAAATTGTTTACTTCTGATTCACGTTGCTTTTGAGAATATTCTTTTTGCTCAATAGATTTTAATAAATCTTCTTTTGCTTTTTCAATTTCTCTTGATAAGATAGATTGATTATATTCCCAAGCCTTTAGAGAACGCTCGTCATCACCATACATTGCTACCCATTCTGATGGCACTGATGACACAGATGGATTTTGTGCTGGAAGACTATTTCTTGTAAATTCTTGCTGTGTGTTACCCATTACTGATTTTAAGCCTTTTTGAACTTGACGTTCAATGTACTTTTTAATCTTAGGGTTTTTGTTAAAAGGAAGATCCTCGTTTTCAGAATCTATCTTATTAACAGTGTTTCCATTTGTTTCAGGTTGTGAGTCTGATAGTGTTGGATTCAATTCACTATTGATGTCAAATCCTTCTTCTGAATTTGGCAAACTTTCCACAAAGTCATCGAATGATGATGTCATTATATCGGTTCGTTCTTTACTGTCTGCGAACTAGAGAAAGACGTTATTGTATAACAGGGTTTGCTTTATAGTCCAACACCCAGAAAGGACAGATCTTATTATGTTTTATTAGATACTTGGCATACCTGATGAGTTTATCGGAACTTGTGATAACTCTGGTGATACTGGGTTTGCTGATAATGATTCATTCATATCTGGTGCAATATCCTGTTCAGGTGCTACTTCGTCTCCTTGTGGCATTTGAGGCATTGGAGGTGGAATATCAGGGAAATATGTCGCCATGTATTGTTGTGGATTTGTTTTCCACATAACTACACGTTTTGCTGTTTCTTTAGGATCAGAATCATTTAGTCTTTCAAACAATGATAGAGGATCAAGCCAGCCAGAGTTTGCAAGATCAAGTGCTTGGTTTATCTCTGTGATCTCATCATGTGGACGCATTGAGTTTGCTGCCACAGATACGATAACTTTTTCTGTAAGATCAGAGTTTTGAAATGTAATATATTCTGCTGCTCGTCCACGTCCTAGAATAGAAGCATAGTGAGGTTCATCATAGAATACATAATACATTTGTACCCACCAGTTAAAGACATTGTCTGCAACTTGTTCTAGTGCGTCTCCGATTCCTCCACCAATACGAGAGTTATCTTGTTGTTGGTTAAGTATTTGTCCTCGTACTGTCTTTTCTGCTACACCACCTGCACCACTGATTCCTAGAGTTCCGTAAATAGAACGTAGTCTATTTGTCATGTCTTGCAACTGATTGAAAGCGTCAGAAGGAAGATTTGTTGCTGGTAATCTTTCTATAGCCTCTCTAATAGATTTTCCTCGTGGAACAAGGATAGGCTGTCCTGCTTCTACAGCGTCTGCTGCTTGTTTTGCTGTTTCATTGTTAAAGTTTTCGGCAGATAATGCTAGAGAGTTGTTTGATACATTAAGGTTTTTATTGATTTGCTTGATACGTTGCAAGACTAAGTCTTGGTTTGGTATGTTTTGTTCAATAAGAGAAGTATCATCATGTGGGTGTTGTCCTGTTGAGAACACACCTAGGAAAGTATAAGGCATTTTAGGACGTCCAAAGTGGTTTTTGCCTGGTGTTACTGTTTCCTCTGGTTCTTCGCCTTCTTCTGTTGGTTCTTGTTTTTCTGTTACATCATAGTTATAGAATTGGTTTTTATGCTTATCAAGAACAATACCTTTGTAAGTATAAAAACAATATTCATTAGTCCACCACTCTGTATACTTAACTTCTGTGCCTAGTTTTCCATCAACAGAAGCAGTAATAAATGCAACGTGTTCTGCACTAAGTTTATTTGGACTGTATTCTGAACTAAACAAATCAATCAATGCTTGTGCTGTGCATTTCTTTCTTTCACCTAGATATGCTCCAGTATAGTTTCCATAAGAATCTATAGAAGCATTTTCATCGAGAATAAGGTTAGATGGTAAAATAACATCAAGACTAATATCTTCTACAGAGTCATCCCACCCATGTTTTAATGCACCAACAAAATAAGTACTCCAGTGTCTTACAATAAGTGATAACTTACGTCTTAGAACAAGTGTGTCTGCATGATATTGCAGCATTGTTTTTATGTTCTTTGCTATTGTATCTCCTATTGGATTAGGACTTGCAGGATATACTACAGGTGTAGGGTTTTTAGCAAGTGCTGCTGGAATAAAGGTTTCTTGTGCTTCAAATATAAGATTAGAAGGAATCACTTTATCAGTATCACCTCCTGCATATTCAGAACGCCCTAGATAGTATTTATAGTTTAATTCTTGTCGTCTTTTTAGTTTTTCTTCGTATGTTGAATAACTTGATTCCCATAAATTAGCAAGTTGCAAAAGTTCATCATCATCAAGATCAAGGGACAAAATGTGCTGATAATTGCCAATAACACCTTCACTATCTGATTGTGGGTTTTTGAAAGTCTTATTTACTGGACTGTTTACCAGTTGCTGTACTCCGAGAACGTTTAGTTGTACTGGATCCATATTATAAAATAAAAACAAGACTGCCCTTTTGGGGACAGCCTCGTTTCGTTACGTTGGCAATTTAATATTTATTTAACTATATACATTATATCATATAGTAAAATATCATGCAAGTTATTTGCGAAAGTGTCGTGTTATTGATGTATGTTGCACAATACCATCTTTATCTATGTCAATAGTAATAGATGAGTTTTTTATATTATACATACCTGTTGACTCCATAAAACCTATCAAGTACCCAACAACATCATAATACTGTTGGAACTTCATAAATAGCATAGCGTCTTCATCTGTGAGTTCTATCTTCGTCATACTTAATCAAAAAATCTCCCTATAGGTAATCCTGCAAATATGTCAGATCCAACTACTTCTGCCATACTTTCACTGTATTTATCCATACCTATTCGCCAATAAATTAGACTATGCACCCAGTGGTCTGCTCCTGTTCTTTCCCATTTATATTCCATAATACCAAGTGCGTTTTCTGTCTTAGTACGATATATATTTCCAAAGTGTTCAACAAGCCCATCATAGTCTTCACGTTTTCCACATAAAGTAATACGTTTGTCGCCCAACTCGTCAATAACTAATTGCATAAGTCTGTTTCTATCTGCTGTAACCTTTCCATATTCACCACCTTGCCCCCAGTCAATAAGTCTTTGTGTCTTTCTGTCTGCACGATAGTAACATAGGAATACTCTGCTCGGATACTTTTCTTGTAGTTTTCTTATACCAATTAGATCTCCACCTTGGTCTGATACAATAATTGCATTATCCCAACGTTTCAAGTAGTTTTCTAATGTATCATAATCATCGCATTTACCATAATAAAATATACCTTGCTTATTACCTATGACATAGTGTATAGGCAATCCTGTATCCACTCCTATAATAATGGTTCCTGATTGGTCGTTGACAATCTGGGACACATTTTGATAGATAGTTTCAGGCATAACTTTATTACCAGAACCAAAGAAAGGTCTTCCTGCTACGAAGTTATCAAAGAACTCTTGCGTCTTTTCACGCTTCATTTTTGATATATCTTTAGCAGACATCCATGGAGCAATCCATAGAGGTATCCAATAGCCAGACCATTCTCCTTTTGCTGTTGGTAACCATTGTCCTCCTCGTACTTCTTCACTGTTTATCTCGCTTTTACAACTAGGACATCTGTATATTTCATGAGTATAGTCTATACAATTTTCATCCATTACAAATGTTTCATTGCATGAGTGAGTAACGTGCCATTTCTTTTGGTCTGATTTAAGATACCATTTATGAACACCAAAGTCAGGAATAGAAGGATTAGAGAAAAATGCTTTCTTTGGATTTGCTATAGACTGCAAACGTGAATCGTATTGTTCAACAATATCTTGCTTACATCTATCATACTCATCCACTACAAGTTTTTTAGCAGTAATCATCAATGCTGCTCGTTCAGTCCAACTTCCTTGATAGTATATAGTATTAGATCCAAATTGCTTTTGTTCTATAGAGTCTTTGTCAGTAGTCCACTCTTGTAATACAGGATTTTGTGCAATCATTTTATTTGTCTTACCACCAGAAAATCGTTTAACATCATCGGCAGTAGGCAGAACATATAAAATATCTATTTTCTCATTTTTACATTCATGTGCAGTTTTTAAGATTTCATACGTTGTGAAACCTATTTGAGCGCACTTCATACAAGTAATCAATGGACTTCTATCAGCATAAATATCAAACATGAACTTATACTTTTTAAAGTCAAGCACTTCTCCAGATTCTGTTCTTATTCCATTGTTTTGAATCCAAGCGTGGATTGATACTTGTTCTAGTAGGCTCATTGTTATTTATTTCTTTTATATGTTTTAGGAAATAATTTATACCATACAATAAGTACTCTTTTTATTATCCAATACATTTTATTAGTAGGTGATAACTTTATCTGTAAATATGGCAGTATATCAATAGGAAATATGTAACCTTCCCCTCTTTGCTTATTATGCTTTCTGTATTGTAGGTAGTTCATT